TAGGTGAAGTTGGTGGTAATGCTGCCGTGACTTTAACCTTACCAGCTGCAACGGGCACTGGTAACGAATATCGTTTCATAATAAGTGTTGTAAATACATCAAACTATGTCATTCAAGTTGCCAATGCAAATGATACAATAGATGGTTCAGTAATACTACATCAAGATGGTGCAAATACTGTAGTATCTTTTAATACTGTTGCCGCTAGTGATACCATTACTTTAAATGGTACAACAAAAGGTGGTGTATCTATCGGAGATGAATTAACATTAATTGATTCTTTAGCTAACCAATATACTGTAAAAGGTGTATTAACTGGAAGTGGAACAGAAGCAACCCCATTTAGTGCTGCTGTATCATAAGAAATACTACTTAATGTTCTCACACCCATTTAAAGGGGTCTAATGTCCAATATTTAAAGTTTTATATCTTCCTGATATGATTGTATAAGTTAAAGTCTTAGAAACTCTTTAAGACATGTATATGGAATCCATTTTTAAAAATATTATAGTTGATTGAGTATTATTATAAATACTAGAAAAAGGGATAATTAGTATGGCGATACCAATAAGTAAATCAACATTTAAATCATACTGTCTTAGAAATCTAGGATTTGGTGTTATTGATATTAACGTATCAGATGACCAAACAGATGATAGAATAGATGAGGCATTACAATATTTTGCACAATATCATTATGATGGTATTGAAAAGATGTATCTAAAATATCAAGTTACTCAAACTGATATTGATAGGGCTCGTTCTAATGATACAACAACATCTGCTGATACATCAGATAGTACAATCACTGGAAGTTTTCAAGAAGGTAAGAATTTTATTCCAATGCCAGCAGCTGTAGTTTCAGTATCAAATATTTTTGATTTTTCAAATGCTTCATCAAGCAGTATGTTTGATATTCGTTATCAATTAAGATTAAATGACTTATATGATTTCTCATCTACATCTATTATAAATTATCAAATGACTATGCAACAGTTAGATATGTTATCACACATACTTACTGGTGAAGTGCCTATTCGTTATAATCAACATCAGAATCGCTTATACTTAGATATGGCATGGGACCAAATGACTGTAGATGAATTTTTAATTATAGAATGTTATCGTAAAATAGACCCAGACACATATGTAGATATCTATGATGATATCTATTTAAAAAGATATGCAACAGCATTAATTAAAAGACAGTGGGGAGCAAACCTCTCTAAATTTAACGGAGTAGCAACTTTAGGTGGCGTATCAATGAATGGTGAACAAATTTATTCTCAAGCAATAGAAGAAATACAAAGACTAGAAGAACAAATTCAATTATCATTTGAAACACCTATAGACTACATGATAGGATAAAGTTATGGCAGTCAACAAGGCCTTTCATACAAATAATAGTACATCTATTCAATCAGAGAAAAATCTGTATAGTGATTTAGTAAAAGAAGCTATACAAATCTTTGGACATGATGTTTATTACATAGACAGAACCACAGTTGCTATTGACAGTGTATTGGGTGAGGATTCCTTGTCTACATTTACTTCACAAGTTCCTATCGAAATGTATGTTGAAAATGCTGAAGGTGGATATGAAGGTGAAAAAGAATTGATGAGTCAGTTCGGATTAGAAAATAGAAATGAATTAACCTTAGTAGTACACAAAGAAAGATTTCAAGATTTAACAAAACAATTACAGATAGAAACTGGAACAGATACTACAGGTGGTTCTATATTATTAGAGTCTGCAACAATAGACCAATCAGATAATTTTTCTGAATTAGAAACTATAACTACAGGTAGTGATTTTTATATACTTACAGAAACAGATGCAGTAAGTACAGACAGACCTTTAGAAGGTGATTTAGTTTTTCATCCTATACTAGGTAAAATATTTGAAGTAAGTTTTGTAGACCATGATGAACCCTTTCATCAATTAGATAACAATCCTATTTACAAATTAAATTGTAAACAATATGAGTATTCATCTGAAGCACTTGATACAGGTATTCTAGATATTGATAATATAGAAACTGATGAAAGTAAAAATACAAGAGATTTCCAATTTACATTAGAACAATCAACAGCTCAGAATGAAGAAATAAATATACAACATGCTAGAAGTAATTTTGGTTTACTACTTGAAGAAACTGATGGCGATAATATAGTTAGTGAAGATGATTCAACATCTATTGGTGAAAATATAATATTAGAGAATGATACTGATACAGGTGATGTAGCATATCTATTAACGGAAGACTATATAGTAGGTGACTATGTGCAAGATAAGACAGCACAGAATGAATTATTTGATTCACTAGATGATAATGTATTAGACTTCTCAGAATCTAATCCATTTGGTGATGCAGGAGTATTTGCGTAATGTTAGGAAATAGACAATTTTATCACGAAACAATTAGAAATATTATTGTAGGGTTTGGTACTCTATTTAATGATATACATGTGGTTCGTAAAAACAATAGTGGTGTGGTAACACAATCCATGAAAGTGCCTTTAGCATATGGGCCTAAACAAAAATGGTTAGCAAGATTAGACCAAGATGCTGGACTTGATAGTAAAGTTGCAATCACTTTACCAAGAATGGGTTTTGAAATACAAAACTTAACATATGACCCAGCAAGAAAATTAAATCGTGTACAAAAATTTAAAAAAGTAAAATCAAGTGCAAGTAGTGCTGATAAATTAGATACACAGTTTATGCCTGTTCCATATAATTTAAATATACAATTATATGTAATGGCAAAAAACTCTGATGATGCTTTACAAATGGTAGAACAAATACTTCCATACTTTCAACCAGACTATACATTAACAATTAAAGATATGCCTGAGATGGGTGTTGCAAGAGATATACCTATAGTATTGAACAGTATTAATTACGAAGATAGTTATCAAGGTAATTATGCAGAAAGAAGAGCAATCATGTATACTTTAGATTTTACTACTAAGTTTTATCTATACGGCCCTGTCACATCTAGTAAAGTTATTAAGACTGTACAGGTTGACCAATATACAGATTTACCAGATGTATCCCCAACAAGAGAACAAAGATATACTGCTACACCAAATCCAACATCTGCAGATGCTGATGATGATTTCGGATTTAATGAAACAACATCCTACTATCAAGATGCAAAAAATTATGACAGTGAATCAGGTACAGATAAGTAATGAAAACTTTTAAAAAATTAAAAGAAGATATAGAAGTAACAGATAAGACTGGTAAAGCTTTAAATTTTGCCAAAGAATATATTAAAACATACAAGAATACAAGAAGACCTACACCAGAAATAATTACAAAGGGTATGGGCAAATTTATACTGAAAGGAAAAGATGAAAAGTTAGTTGCAGACATGTTAAGTGATAAGTCCACAGGGTCTTTAAAAAATGTCAATGTAAAAACTAAAAAGGTGAAATAGTTATGAGTAATAAAACAAAAGATATTCTAGATGAGATTCTAGATATCGAAGAATCGACAGCAGAGCTTGTTGAGAAAAAACCAGATACTCTTATAGTTAAAAGAGATAACACACTTGAAGATGTTGATAGTGATTACAAATATCAAAGAGAAAACTTTTATAATTTAATTGAAAGAGGTCAAGATGCGATTGATGGTATACTTGAAGTTGCCAAACAATCCGACCATCCTAGAAGTTATGAAGTAGCAGGTAATTTAATTTCACAAGTTGCTGACATAACAGAAAAACTTGGAAAGTTACAAGCTTCCATGAAAAGATTAAAAGAAGTTCCTAGTAATGCACCTAAGAGTGTAACCAATGCATTGTATGTTGGTTCAACTGCTGAACTTCAAAAACTTTTAAAAAAGGATAAGAAAAAATAATGGCTACAGACCATAATCAATATCTAGGTAATCCACTTCTAAAGAAAATTAATGTTCCTGTAGAGTTTACAAAAAAACAAATACAAGAATATCAAAAGTGTATGAGTGACCCTGTACATTTTATACAAACACACATGAAGATTGTATCTCTTGATGAAGGTCTTGTGCCATTTAACATGTATGACTTTCAAAAAGACATGGTGCGAACATTCCATGATAATCGTTTTACAATCTGTAAACTTCCTAGACAGTCTGGTAAGTCAACAACAATTATTGCATACCTATTACATTATGTTTTATTTAACGAGAATGTTAAT